CCACCGTGAGAGGCCCAGCCGCAAGTGCATTCTCAGTTGCGTCTATTGTGACGTTTGTATTCAAGGTTTGCTCATGCGCCCTAAAGATGTCTCCAGCCGAAGCTGATGCACCGATAGTCCCACGTTCACCTTTGTATCTGCCGCCGTTGCTAATCGTGTCGGCATTTGCAGTATGAAGAACCACATCCAAGACATCATCTGTTGCAGCACCAGAAGTGAGGACAACTTGATTGCCGCCTGATGTTGTAAAGTCTGTGCCATAGACCAGCTTCACGCCGTTGAGGAATACATCCAGAAACTTATCGACAAAGCCTACAGTCGTGAATGTGGTCTGACCTGACGTGGCTGTAAACGTCTGTCTGGTTTGTGTTGCCTGTGGCGTGGGTATGTTGCCGATGTAAGCTGACATTAGTTACCCTCCAAGGCTGTTACTCTAGCTTCCAAGGCTTCGATCTTGGCTATACTTTCCTTCAGTGCAGCCGTGAGCAATGGTACAGGTTTGCTCTGGTCAATTCCCTGCATGACCGCATTGCCATCATCGTCAACCTCATTGTGAGTACCTGTGACTGCCTCTGGCACGACTGTCTGTGCTTCATGTGCTAAGAAACCATCGACTGTAGTGTCAGGGTCAGCAATAAAGTTAAACCGTTTGGGTTCTAGTTGTTTGACCCTTGTGATGCCATCGGTGACATTTGTTACGTTTTCTTTTAGGCGGTGGTCGGATGAGGTGTTGAATGACGTTGCAGAAGAATTTGTTTGAATTGACCCAACCGTACCGCCTGAAGTATTTAGAAACGCATAAGGCACACCTGTGTTTGTACCAGAATAGTTTTTAAATATTATTCCACCAGTACCAGTAGCGGGTGCGAGCGACATTCTGTAAGAAGAATTATAATGTGTTGTGGTTCCCATCAACAAGTTACCGCTGCTGTCGATGCGCATGCGTTCTGTGTCGTTAGTCATAAAACCAATAGCTGTATTAGCTTCGGAACCTGCTAAAGAAACTGGCCCTGCTATGGTCTTTACTGAAAAGGTGTTACCAGCGCTTGCATCCCTAATTCTAAGTGTTGCAGAGGCAATGTTTACATCAAGGCTTTTACTAGGCGAACTCGTCCCAATCCCAACTCGATTGTTCGTACTGTCAACGTAAAGCGTGTTGGTGTCTACGGTCAGGTCACCGCCGACTGTACTGTCTCCACCGACAGAGCTATCTCCACCAACGGTTGCGCTGGTTGTGCTGAGGAGAACAGCTTTTGTGCCTAAGTAACCGCTCATTATTCAGCTTCCTGTATTGTTAGCTCACCAGCCTCAACCTGACGCATGATCTCTGCGTAGTGGCGGTTGGCTTGGTCTAATGGGACTGACAAGTTTACACCGTCTACAGTCGCCTTGATATTATCTAAGTTTCCATCTAAATCATCAACATATTGAGCGTTACTTATTTGCATAATTATAACTCCGCATCTAAATAAAAACCAAAGCGAGTTGCATAATGGGAAGTTCCTGACGGGCCAAAAACCATCATCCCTTGATCGCCTACGCTAGTAGTAAATGCATCTTTATTATTAGTCGAATCTTGAGTTAATTTCCCAGTAGTGAGAGCGAGATCATATATAGTTACCGTTGGAGTAGTTCTCATTGTTTGCACAAACCTAACAGGAACATAACGCTGCACAGTTGAGGCGGTTCCATCTCTTGTATAAACCAAACCAGCTGTATTCTTTAAACCACTTGATTGAGGTGCGCTCTTTTGGAAATACCTCTGGCACCTCGCCAGTTGATCGGAGTATGGGATGTGCTCGAAGGGGGTGGCTGTGCTTAAATCGCCAACTTCCAATTGAACGCCTGTGAGGTAGAAGGTTGCACCTGTCGTTTCACATAAATTTGTTGAACCCGTTACACCAATGTAAGTTCCAGTTGTCCATGACCCCGCACTAGTCTTAAACGTTGAGCCACTACCTAAATCAAAATTAACATACACTCCAGCGCCATTTGTTGAGTTCCAAGTTCCTGTTGTCGGACCAGAAATAATTATAGTCTTTTGTTCAAACGTATTTGCGGCAGAAATTGTGTATGTAAATGGGTAAGACTGTATTGTGCTTGCTCCGTACAATGCCCCTGAAAAAGTGCCAGTAACGCTAGAACGAACCCAAAAGGATAAAGTAATTGCTGAGGCAGATGCAGTTCCCCACGCAAAGTCTGATATATTATATCCCTCAATAACTTGATAAATTCTATTCACTGCACCAGCAACAGGAGATGCGCCAGTTCCAATAGTAATCAAGGCAGAATTTGAAAATCCTGTAGCTGATGTTGTTGACCTTTGAATGGTTGTCCCAGTAGCAGTTCCAACAGCTCCCACCCATCTATCAAGTTTATAAGCTGCGGATGTAAATGCAACACTAGACCCTCCATTGCGCTGGTCAAAAACCATTGCACCGTTGATGATACGGTTCCTGTTCGACAAGGCACCATCGTCATAAACGTTACCAAGACTTGCTAACTGTCGTGCCTTGCTCATCAGGTTTGCTCCAAAATGCTGAGAGCAACGTCCGTTGCGCCAGAAGCTGATACCTTCAATATGTCTGTTGTTTCCATAATGATCTTGCCATCAAGCACACTTAAACTTGAGTTGGCAGGTATTGGAACAGAGTTGACCAATTCAACGTCTTGGTTAGCTTCGTTGTTCGACCCAGCGCGGTTTGCCGTGTCGCTGCTGAGTGTTACGGTAGCCGTTACCTGAGAGGACGTAGTGTTGGCTAAAAGCAGACCTATAATGACTGTCGTTGTAGAGGACGCAACGGTGTAAATGTCATCTAGCGTTGTGACCCCTGCCTTTGTAACCAGCTTGAATGTGTCTGCCATTTTATTATCCCAATGCTATTGCTACGGCGAGAGATGGCCCAACATTTGCCCCTGCCTCTATTCCGTCTAATTTTGTTCCATCCGTTGCCACGTCCCGCCCGTCTACGGTGCCTGTGACAGTAATGTCGCCAGTTACGTCAATACCAGTTGATACAATCTCTGCCCTTATCCCCCCATTGTGATAAAGTGCGGCCCCCGCATCCTCTTGGAAAACGGCAATATTATGTCCATCATAATCTTGAATGGTAATATTGCTGCCACGAATGCGATTAAGGTTTAAAAGATTGTTATGCTCAATCCACATATCAGGTGTTGCACTGCTTCCCCCGAAAGACAAAGTGGCACGGTCATTAAAATGAAGTGCATCTTGTGATTTATCCCAAAGGGCATTGTAACTGTCACCGTCAAACGTCACATCGCCCGTGAAAGTCCCACCGTCAGTCTGCATAACGTCAACATCTACCAGCGACACAAACACAGTTGCGGAGCCGCCTAAATTAAGCAGCGACCCCGTGGAGCTTTCAAGCAAGTTGCCAGACGTGCGCGTGAGCGTAGGACCAGAGGTGAGGTAGGTTCCCTTGCCAATCTCAAATGATGAACCCTCTGTAATAACGTATCTTACAACGTCATTGTTGCTGATCCCACCATCCGCGAAGGTTTGGAAACCATCCTCTGCGCTACCAAGCGTTATGTTGCCCGTGCCTGTAGAGCTACTAGCAACTTTTATGCGATTGCCAACGACAGGCATAGGTGTCTCCTATTAAGAAGGATCTGGAATGCCGATCTTGAAAGATGCTAATGTGAATGAGTTTCCATTGGTCACAGATTGAGACGCCGATAAACTACCAGTTGCAAGCAGCCTTGAGTTTGATGTGTCCAAAATGGCGTAATGTGTTGCTGTGCCAGTAGCGCTTACACTGCCATCTGAAATAGCCGACACGGTTACTTCACGACCGCCACCAGACCGATCAGCGGGTGCGCCGATTGATAGTGAGGTGCTGGACCCCAAAGCGTGGGTACTATTCGCAGAAGCGTATGTTGTGCTTTCTTGCGAAGTAATTGTTATTTTATTCGCTTCCGTATCCAAAACGGTCAAACCGTTGTCAAAAACGCGATCACCTAAACTTGCCATGCTCAATAGCTCCTTATTTTCAACCGCAAGCTGGCACTGCCAAACTTGGCGTTTTCATTGTCTTGATTGATTGCTTCTACTGCTTTGTCATACAGCGATGACCAAACAGGCAGTCGCTGATCTTCCCCTAGAAATGGTGCGGCATGAAGCAAAGTGCCGTACAAGTATGTGTCAGGGAAATACTGTAAAACCCAGTTACTGGTATTACTGGATGATAATGCGTCAATCTTTGACACATAGACCATCTCCAATGTGTACGTGGCATCTGGATTAGGCCAAACCTCGATTGTGCCATCAATGATGCTAAACAACCGGGGTCTATTCGTAGCGTTGGAAACACGCTGACGCTCCTTGGCGATCATTTGAGTGTCAGCCGCTTCCAAAACATACGTGTCACCGCTCGTAATGCTCATGCGTACTGGCTCGTAAAAGTCAGTCGGCAATGAGGTGTACTGCGTATCCAAATCTGCCGTCGAGCGCTTCTCCATGCGCCAATGCCGGATGCGCCGAGACATATCGGCCTCGCACAAATCAATGAACGTATCGATGCTTTGCTCAATGACCTGGCTGTTGGAAAAGGCCAAAACCGCGTCTTTAAGCTCCTGATATGTGCTCGGCATTCACGTCTCACATATTGTTGGCAGCATTGTTGACCGCAGCCTTAGCGTCCATCGCAGCCGCTGCGAGATCAGAAGGCGTTGAAAGACTAAAACCAGCAGATTTCACATCATCCAAGCTTAGCGTTTGTTGAGATTTCACGCTCGCCATAACCTGCTGAGATACCGTGTTTTGGAACACTTGATACCGCGCATCATCCATCAAAAACGGCGTTGCATGCAGCAAGCTTGTATAAAGATACACATGCGGTGCATCGTCTAGCAGCCAGTTGGACGTGTTGGATGTGGTCAACGCCGGGATGCGCTGGTAATAGTCAATGTCCAAGGTGCCGCT